GACTGATGGTTTCGACTTCGAAAACTGGGGATGATCTGAGCCCCTAACTACTGGAGATTGAAATGCCCGTCGCTACCTGGAACACTGGTACTAACCCTACCGATTATGCCAAGAAGTCGTTTGCTGCAATGATTACGCGGTACGCGCCCAATGGCCAAACTCCTCTGTTTGGACTTACGTCCATGCTGAAGGAGGAAACTGCCTACCAGCCGGAACACGGTTTCTGGACGAAAACGATGATTTTCCCGTCGGTCGTCCTGAACGCTGCTGTGGCTGATGGCGTTGCTACCGCGTTCACCGTGGTATCCAACGTCAACATCCTGCCAGGCATGATTCTGGAAGCAGACACTACGCGCGAGCACGTGCTGGTTACTGCCGTCAACGCCAACGGTGTGCAGATTACCGTTGAACGCGGTCGTGGCACTGTGGCCGGCGCTGCCATCGGCAACGGTGTGCGTCTCTACATGGTTGGCAATGCGTTTGAAGAAGCTAGCACTCGACCGGATTCTCTGGTGATCGTGCCGGCGCGGGTGCTGAACTATACGCAAATCTTCCGCAATACCTGGAAAGTCAGCGGCACTGCGCAGGCTACCAGCGTTGTTGTTGGCGGTTCTCCAGATGCGGAAAGCCGTATGGATTGTGCCATGTTCCACGCAGTGGATATTGAAAAGGCGCTGCTGTTCGGTCAGCAACTGAGCATCACTCGCAACAACTTCCCGTTCCGTTGCATGGATGGTCTGATCAACCAGATTGTGGCAGCTGGTGGCAGCGCTGCAATGGGTGCTACCACGAACTATACGCAGCTCGAAGCTCTGCTGGACCCGGTCTTCAATCAGGCAACTGATCCGAAGAATCCGAATGAGCGTCTGCTGCTGGTTGGTGGTTTCGCTCGTCGCGTGATTCACAACATCTGCCGCCTGAACAGCCAGTATGAGATTGAAAATCAGACTACCGAATGGGGTCTGCAATTCGATACCATCAAGCTGCCGCGTGGCCGATTCAACATCGTTGAGCACTCGCTGCTGAATGCTTTCGGGCAAGCGGCTTCGTGGGCGAAGATGATGATTGCCGTGGATCTGCCGTCGTTTGGCATGGCGTACATGACTGGTCGCAAGACTCAGAGTCGTGAATTCAACATGAACGGTACTCCGGTGGAAAATGGTATCGACGCTGTTGGCGGTACCCTCACCACGGAATGCACGTGCCTGGTGAAGAATCCGCCGGCAAACGCCCAGCTGACTGGCGCCACCGCCGCTGCTGCCGGCTAATTAGCGAGGAGTGGAAACATGCCTGATCTTCTGGTTCCGGCCAATGTTTCCAGCATCACTTTCGCGACCAGCGGCATAAAAGCCGTTGCGTCGCGAAAGGTGACCAACATCACGGCTGCGGAATATAATGAGTTGCTGAAATACGAACGGCAGCCCACTGTATCGCAGACTCGTGCTAGCGGCAACGTTGATATCCAAATGCGTGATGGTCAAATTACGAACATCACTATCAACGCTGTCGCTTATCCGGTCACTGCTGGAATTGTCGCTGATGTACCGCCGCTGGATGCTGCTGCTTTCTTGAAGAGCGACAACAACATGTCTTTTAACCGAGGATAAAAATGCCCGAAAAGATCTATCATTCTCGCACGCCGCATCTGCGAATTGTCGTCGCAGATGCACCTGGCGTTGCTCGCAGCGTCGTATTCGCCGGAGATACTCTGCTGACTAGCGATCCTGCGGTCATTGAGCATCTTGACGGCATCTGCGATAAGCCTGGTTCGCCTGTTTACAGCAAGCAGCCGGTGGAAGATTCTGCCGGCGAGGCTGCCAAGAGCGAAGCGTTGCGTAGCGCTCAGCGGGCATTTGACAAAGTTGTCGCTGCTGGCGAAGCTGTGCGAGCGTAAGGAGTAGAATATGCCGACCTGGGCGGAGCTGCGAACCGGAGTTTTCACGTGGACTAACCGCAGTTCAATGATTGCGGAAACTGATGCTGCGCTCCGGACGGCTATTCGTACTGTTCATAAGAGTGGCAAGTTCTGGAAAGATCTTGTCATCGTAAATGCGGGTGGATTGTCGGTTGCATCTCAGCTGCAGACTATTAGCCTGTCTACGGTGCATCCGAGAATTCGACAGTTGGCGTATGTCAAAAAAGTCGATACAGAAGAATATTTAGATCCCGTCACGATTGAAGATCAGTTGGACCACAATCGGATGCAGAGACAGAATATCTTCTACGGCGTAGGCAGCAATCTGATGATTCGGGCGGCAAGCCCTGCAACAGACTACGAAATTGCCGCGTACACCTACCCTGATCTGGCATTCGCAGGTAACGGAACCAGCAGCACCGATTGGATCTACGACGAATATCAAGAATTGGTGGTCCTGTGGGCGGCAGGCACTGTCCTGTCGTTGATCGGGGAGCAGGAAATCAAATCGCGAGTAGATCAGCTGGCACAAGTGATGTTCGTTGATCTTGTCCAGGATAATTTGGAGGTTGTCGGGCGATGAGTGACGATGACAAGCAGACAGTCTCGGACTGGATTGACAATGTCAATGGGCGATTGGATACGCTAGAGACTGCGGTGCAAGAGGTAAAAACAAATACCTCTGCTGTCGTAGAAGCCTTCGAAGCTGCTCAGGGCGCATTTAAAGTTCTAGAGTGGGTTGGCAAGATTGTCCGCCCAATCGCATGGATCGCAGGCATCGGGACTTTCGGTGCCGTTGTAGTCAATAAGTTTTCAGCAACCGCCGTTGGGCGGTTTCTTTCTGATCACGTGAAATAAGGACAGAGTATCATGACTCTCGGTCTGGTTAAATCACCTGCTTACGTAGAGCAGACATCGGTAGGTCCAGAACTCGTAGATCAAGCCGGAACTCCCGTTAGCCTGGCATTTCCAGAATTAGTAGCAGTTCGTGCGCTCCTGGCCGCTGGCGGTACCGGAGGTCAGATTGCTGTTCGCAATGCTGGGGTAAATCTAGGTAATGCCGCTGTTATTGATTTCACCGGCACTGGATATTCTTTATCTTTTGCCGCAGGAGTGGCAACGCTAACGTTGTCGGCTGGGGGAGGGGCTTCCAGTTGGAACACACTGCAAGACAGGCCAACTGCCCTTGTAAACACAACGGCAGCTTTCACCAATGGTCTCGAAATTAAGCTAAACGGTATCGAACCCGGTGCCACCGCAGATATGACCGGCGGTGAGATTGTAACTGCTATCAATTCTGCTCTCGGCAGCACAGACTGGCAGACAGGCGGGTCTGGGTCAGTGACTCTAGGCAGCATGACTACTGCTGCAAATTCCGGGGACGCTACAGCTAAAGCTGCGTTTGTTACGGCTATCGGCCTGCCTTCTGGTGAAGTGACCGTAGCGGCTAGCAGATCTATTACTGCAACTGATGCTAATCAGGTTTTACGGGTTAGCAACGGTCAAGCTCTTACATTGGAAATTGGCAGTTTGCCGAGCGTTGGCAGCATTGTAACTATGGCTCCAGATACAGGTGCTGTATATACTGTGATTGTTAATGCAGCAACACTGCGTACGCGAGTTGGCGGAGCTGCGTTGGCAAATGGCTCGGTGATTTCATCTGCGATGTCTCGTGACGGTACGATAATGATCGGCAAAGAGCCTGATGGCAGTTATTTGCTGCTCTCCCCGACGCAGAACGAGGTGTTCGCCGCCATCACGGCCAGCGCGGTGTTTCCGAACCGCACGAACGAGCACTTGGCGCGCTACTTCGTGAACGTGGCGAGCGGCAATGTGGTGCTGACCATCGCGGCAGGCCAGTTCCCTGCTGACCCGCAGATGTCCGGTGTCGAAATCGTGGTGCTTGGCGGCGGCACGAACACCTGCACGGTGGCGGCCGGTGCTAGCGTCACGCTGCAAGTGCAAGGTAGCGCTTCTGCCGGCAGCGGCAAGTCGATCATCGTTCGGTGCGATCCTGTTGCAGCTAATACGCCGAGGGTGGCAGCATGATGACGGCTCTGCGCGTTCGCAAGCTGTCGGCTAGGCGGCGTGTGCGCGACATCCTGTTCAACTGGTTCCACGGCGGCACGACGTTTAACACGGTACACCGCTACCTTTTTATCGCCAATCTGGTTGTCTCGCGCTCGCGCGTCGGCCCGCTGCGGGTGTCGTGACCATGAGTTCCACCGTAGCACATCGCATCCGCCTGTCCAGCCGCCGCAGGGCGCCCGGCGCGGCGCAACCCGGCGGGTCCATGCCAGCGTGGCGGCAGGGCCAAGCCGTGCTGACGTGGCGCGAGTTCGGCAACACGGCGGCGAGTTTGGCGCCGAACGCCAACCCTGCGCTGAATCCGACTTATCCGACCATCTACTGGCGCAAATCGGGCGGCACCGACTCGTTCGATGCGGTGTGGCAGGCGTGGAGCGGCGCGGCGTACAACGACACGCGCGGGTGGCTGCGCTTGATGGGTGAGGGGCACGACGACGGCAGCGGCAACGAGGTTGTCGGGCTGAACATTTTCGACAACGACCCGCAGTGGTTTCTGGCCACGCAGCCCAGCGGGGCGGTCGGCAACACCGGGCTTCTGGACGACCTGAACGAAAGCTCCAGCGTCTACTTCGATGGGCGGCCGCGGGCGAGCCACACCTATGGGAACCTCGTCTTCGTCGGCGACGACTACTGGCTTGCGCCGCTCGGGTCGCCGTACCGTGCAGGCTCGCACCCCAGCGGGTTGAGCAAGGCGTTCCGGCTGCGCGGTGGCACATGGGCGCAGGTGGGCGGGGACTGGCCCGGGGCCAACAACGCCAACTACGGATCGGTGTGCCACGATCCATCGCGCGGCAAGCTGATCTACGTGCCGGCGGCGAACATCCAGCTCAGGTCGTTTGATCTGGCCACGGACGTGCTCAGCAGCACTAGCGTCTTCACGGGCGCGGGCGGCCAGAACCAGGCGATCTACGTGCCAGCACCGTGGGATCTAGTGGTCGTGCTCAACGCGCAGTACACCGGCCATCTTGGCGTCTACGACTACGGCCGCACCGCTGGGACGACGATGCACCAGCCAGGCATCACGGGCTCTGCGCCGGTGCCGTCAACGCCCTACAACGGTTTGTTCTATCCGAACGGCGTGTGGGTGCCCAGCCTGGGGGCAGTCGTCGCGTGGCATGGCGGCACGGGGCTTTGGAAACTCACCCCGCCTGCCGCCGGCAACCCAGCGACGACGCCGTGGACCGGCTGGGAGCAGATTGCCGCTGCGCCGGCCAACACGCTCGACCCGGGCAACCCGACGTTCAACGGCATGTACGGCCGTGTCTTTTACTCGCCGACCCTCAAAGGCATCGGTATCTCTGTCGCCCACAACAAGCGGGCGGCGTTTTTCGCACTGGAGTAGTCCATGGCTTACCGCACTCTCAACCCAGC